CGACGGCGCCCACACGCTGTGGGTGATCTTTGACGACGCCGCGGCCGAGGGCGCCTTCACGGTGGAGGCGGCCGAGCCCGGCGAGCCCGGTGAGCCCGGTGAGCCCGGCGAGCCCGGTGAGCCCGGCGAGCCCGGCGAGCCCGGTGAGCCCAGTGAGCCCGGTGAGCCCAGTGAGCCCGGCAAGCCGGACGAGCCCACCAAGCCCGACGAGCCCACCAAGCCGGACGAGCCCAAGGGGCCCAAGACCGGCGACGAGAGCCAGCTGGCCCTCTGGGCCGGACTGGCCGTGGTGGCTCTGCTGGCCGTCGCGGTGCTGCTGCTGGCCGGCCGACGCCGCCGCAGCCGCGGCCGCCGCATCGGCTGACCCACCGCCCGGCGCAGCGGTGAGACGCGATCCCCCTGCGCCACGGATCACGTGAGAACGGCCCCGCGGGGGCCGCGGTGAGATCGAGATAGGGTCTCCGCGGGGCGTTCTGCATGGAAAATGCCGCCTGTGACAGGCGGCATTTTTCTGCGCATATGGGGAAGCGGCGGGCGAAAACGGGGAAGAGCGGCGGGGGAAAAAGCGGAGGGCGTCACAGGCCCAGCAGCCGGGCCTTCAGCACCGCCGCCACCGTCTTGGCGTCCTGCAGGTCGCCGGAGAGGCAGGCCTCCGCCAGCTCCTCCAGCGGCACCCACTCCGCCTCCAGGAACTCGCCGTCGTCCGGCCGGGGCGGCAGCAGCGTCAGGTCCCGGGCCAGGAACAGGTACAGCGTCTCGCCGTAGCAGCCCGGCGAGGGGATCAGCGCCCCCAGGTCGGTCCACGACGCGGCCTGGGCGCCCACCTCCTCCCGCAGCTCCCGGCGGGCCGTGGTCAGGGGCGTTTCGCCCGGCTCCCGCTTGCCGGCGGGCAGCTCCGTCATCACCCGGCCGAACACGTAGCGGTACTGGCGCACCACCGCCGCCCGGCCCTGCCCGTCCAGCGCCAGGATGCACACGCCGCCGGGGTGCTCCACCACCTCCCGGCGGGCGGCGGTGCCGTCCGGCAGCGTCACCTCGTCCAGCCGGAGGCGGATGATCCGCCCCTCGTACAGCAGGCGGCTGCTGCGCTTGCGCTCGGTCAGGTCCATCGTTCATCGCTCCTTTTCGGGGATATGTGCCACCATGATACCATGGCGGCCTCTTTTTTTCCACTTTTTTTGGCGCCGTTGGCCGCCGGCGGGCAACAGGGGGGACAACTTTTCCCGCCGGCGGGGGTATAGGTAGAGGGAGGTGAGGGGAGATGACCGAGGGAAAGCCGGGCATCATGCTCTATTTCCGGACGGCGTCGGCGCTGTCGGCCCTGCCGGATGCGGAGCTGGGCCGCCTGGTGCGGGCCATGCTGGCCTACGGCGCCGGCGGCGCGGAGCCGGCGCTGGAGGGACCGTCCGCGGCGGTGTGGCCCTTCGTCCGGGATCTGCTGGACCGGGACGACACCCGCTATGCCGCCCGGGCGGACCGGCGGCGGCAGGCCGACCGGCGGCGGCAGGAGCAGCCGGAGGACCGGCGGGAGGCGCAGCGGGCGGAGCAGCGGCGGCAGGACCTGAAAAAGTACGTGGACCGGCGCCGCTGAGCCGCAGGCGCCGTGGGGGGGACTACAGGGGGGGCAATAACCAATCCCCAATCACAATCACAATCACAATCACAATCGTCAGACACAGACACAGACACAGGCCCCCTCCCCAGGGGCCGCGGCGGGAGACAGACGACCGCACAGCGAAAGGAGACGAATCCACATGACACACACCGTGACCATCCGGCCGCCCAGCGAGAAGCAGAGCCGCTTCCTGGCCTGCCGGGCCAAGTACATCGCCTTCGGCGGGGCCCGGGGCGGCGGCAAATCCTGGGCCGTGCGCACCAAGGCCAAGCTGCTGGCCCTGCGCTGGGCCGGCATCCGCATCCTGATCCTGCGGCGCACGCTGCCGGAGCTGGAGAGCAACCACATCCGCTTCCTGCGCGAGGAGCTGACCGGCGCCGCCGTCTACAACGCCACGGCCCGGCAGTTCGCCTTCGTCAACGGCAGCGTCATCGACTTCGGCTACTGCGCCTGCGACGGCGACCTGGACCGCTACCAGGGCGCCGAGTACGACGTGCTGTTCATCGACGAGGCCACCCAGCTCCGGGAGGAGTGGATGCGCCGCCTGGCCGCCTGCGTCCGGGGCGTGAACGGCTTTCCCAAGCGGATCTACTACACCTGCAACCCCGGCGGGCCCGGCCACGGCTACATCAAGCGGCTGTTCATCGACCGGCGCTATCTGCCCGGCGAGGAGCCGGAGGACTACGCCTTCATCCCCGCCAAGGTCACCGACAACACGGCGCTGATGGCCGCCCAGCCGGACTATCTGCGCCAGCTGCAGGCCCTGCCGCCCCGGCTGCGCCGGGCCTGGCTGGAGGGCCGGTGGGACGCCTTCCAGGGCCAGGTGTTCCAGGAGTTCACCGACGACCCCGACCACTACCGGGACCGCCGCTGGACCCACGTCATCGAGCCCTTCGACATCCCCCGGGGGTGGAACATCTACCGCAGCTACGACTTCGGCTACGCCAAGCCCTTCTCCGTGGGCTGGTGGGCCGTGGACTACGACGGCGTGCTCTACCGCATCCTGGAGCTGTACGGCTGCACCGACACGCCCAACGAGGGCGTGCTGTGGTCGCCGGACCGGCAGTTCGCCGAGATCCGCCGGGTGGAGGACACCCACCCCTGGCTCCGGGGCCGGGAGATCCGGGGCGTAGCCGACCCGGCCATCTGGGACGCCAGCCGGGGCGAGAGCGTCTATGAGACGGCGCTGAAGTACCGCCTCTGGTTCCAGCGGGGCGACAACCGCCGCATCCCCGGCTGGATGCAGCTGCATTACCGCATGACCTTCGACGGCGAGGGCTACCCCATGCTGTACGTGTTCGAGAACTGCCGGGCCTTCCGGCGCACGGTGCCGGAGCTGCTGTACTCCCGCACGTCGCCGGAGGACGTGGACACCGATCAGGAGGACCACGTGGCCGACGAGGCCCGGTACTTCTGCATGTCCCGGCCCATCGCGCCCCGGCGGCGGGAGGCGGCGGTGCCGGCGGACGATCCGCTGGACCTGCGGAAGCGGTAGGGGAAGGGGGCAGGGGGGCCGACGTCACCGGCGTGGGGATCCGTGCCCGGCGCAGGCAGTATGCGATCCCGGAAACGCGGTATTTGCGCAGCCCTGTACTAGAGAGTTTTGTTTCGCGCCTCCGGGCGTGCCCCAGGGGTACTTGCCTTTGTTGCCGCTCGTACCTCGCGGACAAAGGCTGGCGCGAGGCGCTTTTGCCCGTGGCGGCAAAAGTGCCCAAAAGCGCCATTTAGAAACTACGTTTCTAAAGATTTCCTCCGCGCTGTACACAGCGCGAAGCCGGCGCCCTGTCCCGCGCGATTGCGGGAAACGCATCGTCTTTTCCCCAAATATGATCCCCTGTGCGTCTGTTTTCGCTGTCGCTGACGCTGCGCTCTGCCCTGAACGGCAGGGGCAGGTACTTCTGCCGTTGATCCCCACTGCGGCAGCAAGGGGGTGCAGAGGGCGTCATATTTGAAACGAACATGACACAGTTCCCGTGATCGCGCGGTGTGCATGATCGACACCGCACAGGGCCGCAGCGCGTGAGGGAAATCCCAAAACCGCAGGTTTGGGCGGCGTCTTTGGTGACTTTCTCCGCTGTTGGAGAAAGTCACTCGCGCCAGCCTTTGTCCGCGAGGTACGAGCGGCAACAAAGGCAAGTACCCCTGGGGTACGCCGGAGCGCGGAACTATCCCCTTGGTACAAGCCCCCTGCAAGGTGCCATGCCACATCGTGACACATCGTGCCGCGACCTCCCACACCATGCCACATCCTCCCACACCATGCCCGTATCGTTCCAAACCGCCCCACGGGACCGCCGCCGGCAAAAAAATTTTTCCCCGTTTCCCGGCGGCGGGCAACAGGGGGGCTCACTTTTCCCCCGGACGGGGGTATAGGTAGGAACACATCCACGCAACGGGAAAGGAGACGTCCACATGACAGACAGAGACAACGAGCGCCGGGAGACCGCCGCGCGGACAGAGGGCGCGGACACCGCCCCCGCCCCCGCCGACAGCACCGACAACACCGCCGCCCCCGCGGCGCCGGTCATCGGCGCGGAGCAGGTGCGAGCCGCCACCGAGATCCTGAAGAAGTACCGCCGGGGCAAGATCAACCTGGAAAAGCGCATCATCGACAACGAGCAGTTCTGGAAGCTGCGCCACTGGGAGCAGATGGAGCAGGACGGACAAGGCGGCAACCGGGCCGATCCCCGGCCCCGCAGCGGCTGGCTGGTGAACTGCATCCTCTCCAAGCACGCCGACGCCATGGACTGCTACCCCGAGCCCACCGTGCTGCCCCGGGAGCCCGACGACGCCGACGAGGCCCGCCGCCTCAGCCGCGTGCTGCCCGCCATCCTGAAGAACAACCGCTTCAAGCGGGTCTACAGCGACTGCTGGTGGTACAAGCTCAAGTCCGGCTGCGCCGTGTACGGCGTGTTCTGGGACAGCGAAAAGCTGAACGGCCTGGGCGACATCAGCCTGCGCCGCATGGATCTGCTGCACCTGTTCTGGGAGCCGGGCGTCACCGACATCCAGGATTCGCCCCACTTCTTCTCCACCCAGTTGGAGAGCAACGACGCCCTGGCGGAGCGGTTCCCCCAGCTCCGGGGCCGCTTGGGCGGCGGCAGCTTCTCCGTCAGCCGCTATCTCTACGACGACACGGTGGACACCGCCGACAAGTCCCTGGTGGTGGACTGGTACTACAAGAAGAACGGCCGCCTGCACTACTGCAAGTACGTGGGGGAGACGGTGCTCTACGCCACCGAGAACGACCCCGCCCTGGCGGAGCGGGGCTGGTACGACCACGGCAAGTACCCCTTCGTGTTCGACGTGCTGTTCCCGGAGGAGGGCACCCCCTGCGGCTACGGCTACGTGGACCTGTGCAAGAGCCCCCAGCAGCAGATCGACCTGATGAACCAGGCCATCCTGAAGAACACCCTGGCCGCCGCCACGCCCCGGTTCTTCGTCCGCTCCGACGGCGCCGTGAACGAGGAGGAGTACGCCGACTGGACCCGCCCCTTCGTCCACACCAACGGCAACCTGGGGGCCGACTCCATCGCCCCCATCCACGCCGCCGGGCTGGACAGCGTCTACGTGGCGCTGCTGCAGAGCAAGATCGCCGAGATGAAGGAGACCGCCGGCAACCGGGACGTGTCCAACGGCGGCATCGCCGGCGGCGTCACCGCCGCCACCGCCATCGCCGCCCTGCAGGAGAGCGGCGGCAAGCTCAGCCGCAACATGATCGACGACAGCTACGACGCCTTCGCCGAGGTGGTGACGCTGTGCATCGAGCTGATCCGCCAGTTCTACCGGCTGCCCCGCATGTTCCGCCTGCTGGGCGGCGAGTTCGCCAGCTACGACGCCGCCGGCCTCCAGCCCCGCCGGCTGGACGACGGCGCCGGCGGCGCCTACCGGGTGCCCGCCTTCGACCTGGAGGTGGCCGCCCAGGACGAGAACCCCTACAAGACCATGGAGTACAACCAGCTGGCCCTGCAGCTGTTCCAGATGGGCTTCTTCCGGGAGGAGGCCGCCGACCAGGCGCTGCGGTGCCTGGAGCTGATGGACTTCAAGAACCGGGAGCGGCTCATGGCCGTCATCAGCCAGGGGCAGACCCAGGCCCGCCGCATCGCCGGGCTGCAGCAGCAGCTGCTGCAGGTGGCGGCAGTGGTGGACAGCGTCAAGGGAACCAACTTGACACAGACGCTGCAGCAGGAGTTTGCGGCGGAGGGGACCGCCGCGCCGCTGCCCGGCCGGGCCGCCCGGCCGCTGCTGTCCCCCGTCCCCGCGGAGCGCCAGCGCAAGCGCACACGGGAGGCGGTGCGGCCCCAGTGATCCGGGTGCGCTTCACCCCCCGGCGGCTGACGGTGCTGGGCCACGCGGCGTATGCCCCGGCGGGGCAGGACATCGTCTGCGCCGCGGCCTCGGCCCTGGTCTGGGCGCTGATCGGCGCCCTGGAGGAGCGGGGCTCCGTGGCGGAGCTGGTGGTCCGGCCCGGGTACGTCACCGTGTCGTCGTCGGAGGAGGACCCCGCCTTCGCGGTGGTGCGCCGGGGGCTGGAGCAGCTCTCCGGGCGGTATCCGGACCACGTGCGGGTGGAGTGAACGGGCCGCGTCGGCGCCGGCTCCGTATCCCCGCCGCACCGTGCCCCCGGGGCACGGCGCCTTGCGGCAGCCCGTACAGGGGGACGGTTCCGCGCCTTCGGGCGTGCCCCAGGGGTACGGCGTCTTGCAGGGGGCTTGTACCAAGGGGATAGTTCCGCGCTCCGGCGTACCCCAGGGGTACTTGCCTTTGTTGCCGCTCGTACCTCGCGGACAAAGGCTGGCGCGAGTGACTTTCTCCAACAGCGGAGAAAGTCACCAAAGACGCCGCCCAAACCTGCGGTTTTGGGATTTCCCTCACGCGCTGCGGCGTTGTGCGGTGTCGATCATGCATACCGCACGATCGCGGGAACTGTGTCATGTTCGCATCAAGTATGATCCCCTGTGGGTCTGTTTTCGCTGTCGCTGGCGCTGCGCTCTGCTCTCAACGGTGGGTGCAGATGCTTCTACCGTTCCGCCTGACTGCGGCAGCAAGGGGGTGCAGAGGGCATCATATTTGCAGGAAAAACGATGGGTTTTCCGCGATCGCGCGGGACAGGGCGCCGACTCTGCACAGGGCCGCAGCGCGGAGGAAATCTTTAGAAACGTAGTTTCTAAATGGCGCTTTTGGGCACTTTTGCCGCCACGGGCAAAAGCGCCTCGCGCCAGCCTTTGTCCGCGAGGTACGAGCGGCAACAAAGGCAAGTGCCCCTGGGGCACGCCCGGAGAGCGAAACAAAACCTCTTGGTACAAGCCCCCTGCTAGGCACCATGCCGCATCGTGCCACATCGGCCCACCTTGCGCCGCATGCTTCCACCACATCGACACCGCCCCCGGGGCGGAGAAAGGACAGATCCTATGACCGATCGCATCGACAACGCCCCCGCGGCGGAGGTGAGCGCCTCCGCCGCCCCTGCCGGAGCGGAGAAGGGGGCCGCCCCCGCCGGGCCGAGCGCCCCTGCCGACACCGCCCCCGACGCCGCCGACTTCGAAGCGCTGATCCGGGGCCGGTACAAGGAGGCCTTCGACGCCCGGGTGCGGAAGATCCTGGACGGGCGGCTGCGGGGCCTGCGGCAGGAGAACGAGCGGCTGCGCCGCCTCTCCGACGGGGCCCGGGACACGGCCGTGGCCGCGCTGGACCGTCTGGCCCGGGACGAGGGCGACATCCGGGCGGTGTACCCCGGCTTCCGCTGGCAGCGGGAGCTGGCCGACCCGGCCTTCGCCCGGCTCATCGGCGCCGGGGTGGACGGCCGCACCGCCTACGAGGTGGTGCACCGGGAGGAGCTGCTGCGCCGGGCCATGCGCTACGCCGCCGGCCGCGCCGTGACCCAGACGGCCCGGTCCATCGCCAGCGGCGCCCGGCCCGTGGCGGAGAACGGCGGCCGCAGCGCCGCCGTGACCCGGCCCGACCCCCGCCGCCTGACGCCCACCGAGCTGGCGGACATCCGCCGCCGGGTACAGAACGGGGAGAAGATCCGGTTCTGAGCGGAGGGACGCCCCGCGGAGGGCATGGGAGGACGCGCCCGCTGCCGTCGCGACGTCCCCGCGCCGCCCCCGCACCGCGTCCCGCCGCGCCGGACTGACAGGGTCGTGACCTGCCACGGATACCGCATCCCACCACCGGGCGCACCGCGCCCCCGACGCCGGGGGGCTCCACACCGCACAGCCACGAAAGGAGATATACCATCCATGAACGACCATATCTACGACCTGCAGCTCTTTGCCGACAGCAACGTCCAGACCACCGGCGGCCTGAGCGCCGAGATGAAGACCTACTACGGCATGGAGCTGCTGGAGAACGCCAGGCCCCAGCTGGTCCACAACCAGTTCGCCGCCACCAAGCCCCTGCCCACCGGCGGCGGCAAGACGGTGGAGTGGCGCAAGTTCGGGTCCTTCGACAAGGCCCTGACCCCCCTCACCGAGGGCGTCACCCCCGACGGCTCCGGCATCTCCGTCAGCTACATCACCAAGGAGCTGGCCCAGTACGGCGACTACACCACCGTGTCCGACATGCTGGACCTGACCGCCATCGACGACGTGGTGCTGGAGATCACCGACCGCCACGGCGCCAACATGGGCCTGACCCTGGACACCGTGACCCGCAACGAGATCCAGCAGGGCAACCAGGTCCTCTACGCCCCCGACGAGGAGGGCAACGAGATCACCAGCCGCTACGACCTGACGGGGGCGTGCCGGCTCACCAGCCAGCTGGTGGCCCGGGCCGCCACCCATCTGAAGAAGATGAACGCCCCCACCATCGACGGCAAGTACGTCTGCATCCTCCACCCCAGCGTGGCCTTCGACCTGCGCCAGGACCCCGACTGGGTGGCCGCCCACCAGTACGCCGCCGCCAGGGAGCTGTTCTCCG